ATGGACAACGACAAAATTGATCAACACAGCGACGAAATTGAAGTTGAGAGCGAAGAAAAAGAGCGCGGCAAAAAAATAGAAATAGATGAAGACCGACTCCCCTCCCGGGCGATGGCAATTCATGAGCATATCCGCCAGGATGGTGAAAAAGAGCTGGAACGCGACGCAATGGCGCTACTGTGGTCAGCCATTGCGGCGGGTCTGTCGATGGGCGCTTCGTTACTGGCAAAAGGGATATTTCAAGTCGAACTGGAAGGTGTGCCGGGCAGCTTCTTGCTGGAGAATCTCGGTTATACCTTTGGTTTTATTATCGTCATTATGGCCCGCCAGCAATTATTTACCGAAAATACCGTGACTGCGGTACTACCCGTCATGCAAAAACCGACAATGAGCAACGTCGGCTTACTTATACGGTTATGGGGCGTCGTGCTGCTGGGTAATATTCTCGGGACAGGTATTGCGGCGTGGGCATTTGAATATATGCCTATCTTCAATGAAGAAACTCGCGATGCATTTGTCAAAATCGGCATGGATGTGATGAAGAACACCCCCAGCGAGATGTTTGCCAACGCGATCATTTCCGGCTGGCTGATCGCCACTATGGTTTGGATGTTTCCTGCAGCGGGTGCGGCAAAGATTGTGGTGATTATATTGATGACCTGGCTTATTGCCCTGGGTGACACCACCCATATCGTGGTCGGTTCTGTTGAAATCCTCTATCTGGTGTTTAACGGTACGCTGCACTGGAGCGATTTCATCTGGCCCTTCGCACTACCTACTTTAGCGGGGAACATCTGCGGCGGCACCTTTATCTTCGCGTTAATGAGTCATGCACAGATTCGTAACGACATGAGCAATAAGCGTAAAGCAGAAGCACGCCAAAAAGCAGAACGTGCGGAAAACATTAAGAAAAATTATAAAAACCCGGCATAAATGGCGAGGGTTTAAGCAATCGAGCGGCAGCGTACTTACCCCGCACTCCATTAGCGGGTATACTCATGCCGCATTGTCCTCTTAGTTAAATGGATATAACGAGCCCCTCCTAAGGGCTAATTGCAGGTTCGATTCCTGCAGGGGACACCATTTATCAGTTCGCCCCCATCCGTACCAGTCCGCAAAATCCCCTGAATATCAAGCCTTCCGTAGATTCACAGTTCGTCATGGTTCGCGTCAGATCGTTGACAGCCGCACTCCATGACGGGTAAAAAGTGGATAAAATAATTTTACCCACCGGATTTTTACCCATGCTCACCGTTAAGCAGATTGAAGCAGCAAAGCCGAAAGAAAAACCATACCGCCTACTCGATGGTAATGGCCTGTACCTTTATGTCCCTGTGTCAGGGAAAAAGGTATGGCAGCTTCGCTACAAGATTGACGGTAAGGAGAAAATCCTGACCGTAGGAAAATATCCGCTAATGACTTTGCAGGAGGCAAGGGATAAGGCATGGACTGCGAGGAAAGACATCTCGGTTGGCATCGATCCGGTAAAGGCGAAAAAGGCTTCGTCTAACAACAATTCCTTTAGTGCGATTTACAAGGAATGGTACGAGCACAAGAAGCAAGTATGGTCAGTAGGGTATGCGACTGAACTTGCAAAAATGTTTGATGACGACATTTTACCTATCATCGGCGGCCTTGAAATTCAGGATATTGAGCCGATGCAACTGCTGGAAGTAATCCGCAGATTTGAAGATCGCGGTGCAATGGAGAGAGCAAATAAAGCCCGCAGAAGATGCGGCGAGGTTTTCCGTTACGCTATTGTTACTGGTAGGGCTAAATATAACCCGGCACCTGACCTTGCTGACGCCATGAAGGGATACCGCAAGAAAAACTTCCCGTTTCTTCCTGCAGACCAGATCCCGGCATTTAACAAAGCACTGGCAACATTTTCAGGAAGCATCGTATCGCTCATTGCGACCAAAGTTTTACGCTACACAGCCCTCAGAACAAAAGAGCTTCGTTCCATGCTATGGAAGAACGTCGATTTTGAAAACAGGATTATCACCATCGACGCCAATGTGATGAAGGGACGCAAAATTCATGTGGTTCCTATGTCAGACCAGGTAGTTGAACTTCTCACTATGCTAAGCTCAATCACCAAACCAGTATCAGAGTTTGTTTTTGCCGGGCGCAACGATAAGAAGAAGCCAATTTGCGAGAACGCTGTACTGCTTGTGATCAAACAAATCGGCTATGAAGGTCTGGAAAGCGGTCACGGATTCAGGCATGAATTCAGCACGATTATGAACGAGCACGAATGGCCTGCCGACGCCATTGAAGTGCAACTTGCACATGCCAACGGCGGATCTGTGCGCGGGATTTACAACCATGCACAGTATCTCGATAAGCGCAGAGAAATGATGCAGTGGTGGGCGGACTGGCTTGATGAAAAGGTAGAGTGAGCGACCTTAAACTATCGAATAGCACAAAGCCTAGCAATCCAGTACAAAGCTTTGTGTGTCTCAGTTTTGTCTAAGTGTTCTACTAAAACATAGTAAAATCGGTAACGGCTGGAAATCATTCAATACTCGCACTATCGGAAGTTCACCAGCCAGCCGCGGTACGTTCTTACATACGATGTACCGCTGTTCTCTTTACGATTTATAGCTGTACTGGTGAATTATGAGCAATCTGAATCCATGCATGACGTGTGGTGCCTGTTGTGCATTTTCCGCGTCTCTTTTTACTGGGCAGAAGCTGACGATGCTGGCGGAAAGGTTTCGGTCAGTCTCACTGAGCAAATATCTCCTTTTCATCGCTGTATGCGCGGCACCAATCAGAAAAATCCCCGATGTGGCGCTCTTGCCGGCCCCCCCCGGAGAAAACGCATATTGCTCTGTTTACAAAAACCGTCCACATGCAGGGAATTCGCAATGTCCGGCGAAAATAGCATCGTAAATGAAGCATGTAATCGCGCACGGGAAAAATATGGATTTCCAAAAATCTGAATATTCTCCGCCGTGCAAAAATGCGAACAACATCACTTCACTAATCAACCTGACATGGCATACTTAGCACGCTAACTATGATAACAAACTAATACCCTAAAACTCATGGTTCCGGGACTGGTCGTGGTCCCGTTTTTTTATTCAGCCAGCAGGCCATCCAACAACGTAACTGCGGATCGCCTTCAGCTCTGTCAGCGCCTCAACCTCTGCTTTCATCTGCAACTGCCGTGTATTAATCTCCACCCCCTTCGCAAACATCGCCTGCTCTGTCGCATCCGACAGGGCTATGATGTCTGCCGCCGTCACCGGCACCACATTATTATCCCCGTCGGTCCAAGCAAAACCTTCCGGAAGACGGTTATTCTCTGCCATCAGGCGTGTCATGCTTATCCTGGACAACGTCTTCTTGCCGTAATCCCAGTTCCTTCCGTTGAATTCCATCATGTATTCCATATTCTCCTGCACATCACGCCAGATATTAATCTCTTCCCTTTTCGCCGCTTTTGCCGCTTCCAGTACTGCTTCCGTGGCGACAAAGGCACTCACACTTCCGTACGTTCCTGCTGTCAGCCCAGACCACAATGCTTTTCCGTGTTCTGTATTATCCGTTTCCGTTGCAGTATACGGCAGCCATACCTGTTCCCCTTTTTCATTCACCGCGTCTTCAAACTGCACCTCACAGTTTATCCCGCCATATTCGTTGCTGGCTGCATTTCGTACTGCAAGAATCTCTTTTCCCTTATCCACCATGACCTCCTCTATGATATGCGCTGAAATAATCCTGCCTGTCTGATACCCGGAGATGATGTCCATAGCATCGGACCACATGCACGCCACGTGCCCGGTAAACGGGTCTCCCCCACATTACCGGAAGCAACCAGGGGAGTACCATTCGAAAGGCAACATGCAGACAGTGATGAGCCGGCAATGGCTGAGCCCGGTGCCATATCCCCCGAATAACTCGTCGCATAATATGCCGCAAGGACAAAAGAACCGACACCAAACAGTCCGCTGTCAGGACTTCCTGACGGTCCCTGAGGTCCTGCCGGACCTGTGTCTCCCGTATCTCCCTTCGGTCCCTGTGGTCCTGCCGGGCCTGTGTCTCCCGTATCTCCCTTCGGTCCCTGTGGCCCTGCCGGGCCTGCAGCTCCCGCATCCCCTTTAGGTCCCTGTGGTCCTGCCGGGCCTGTGTCTCCCGTATCTCCCTTCGGTCCCTGTGGTCCTGCCGGGCCTGTGTCTCCCGTATCTCCCTTCGGTCCCTGCGGACCTGCCGGGCCTGTGTCTCCCGTATCTCCCTTCGGCCCCTGTGGTCCTGCCGGGCCTGTGTCTCCCGTATCTCCCTTCGGCCCCTGTGGTCCTGCCGGGCCTGTGTCTCCCGTATCCCCTTTCGGCCCCGGCGGTCCGCCCGGGTCACCTTTATCGCCCTTCGGTCCCTGTGGACCTGTTTCTCCCCGTTCTCCCTTTGGCCCCGGCTCACCTTTTGGTCCGACCGCCCCCGTTGCCCCGGCTGGTCCCTGTGCCCCTGTGGCACCCTGTGGACCTGTGTCCCCCTTCTCGCCCGCCGGTCCCCGGGCATTCTCTGCCCGTTCCTTCGCTTCCTCTGCACTCGCCGCCGACGCTTCAGCACGCTTCAGGATTTCCGCTGCCACCGCTTCCAGCTCTGCAAGCGCTTTCGGGTAATACTGCACCTCATCCTGTTCCATCAGAAATTTATTCAGCGTTCCCGGCTCAGAATCCGCCTTCACCAGAATGTCACCCACATACGACGGGGCGTACCCTTCCGTGTTCAGCGTCACCCGGTACCACCCCGGCTCCACATCAAAACTGTAACTGCCGGTTTCCCCCGGCTGCCCCTGCGCCACCGTGGTGACTATCACCGTCTCACTCGTTCGCGTGGCTTTCAGCTCTATGGTGCAGTCCGGTACCGGTTTTCCTGTACCATCCTTCAGCACACCTGAAATCTTTACTGCCATATTCACCCCACAAAAAAGCCCGCCTGAACCGGCGGGCTGTCATAACACTGTGTTACCTGGCTAATCAGAATTTATAACCGATACCCACGATGAAACCGTCAGTGCGCCAGTCACCACTGCCGGAGCCTTCATAAGCAATATCAATGGCCACGGATTCGGTCGGGTTAAACTGCACGCCAGCCCCCCACGCCAGAGACGTGTTGCTGTGGCAACCGTCATCACTTCCGGTCAGCACGTCGTGCGTTTTCCCCTTGTTGTCAGTTACGCGGAGATAATCCCCGGAGAAAGTCGACACACGGCTGTAAGCCACACCCGCCATCGCATACGCGCTGAACCATTCATTCACGCGTACAGACGGCCCCGCCATCACGCTGAACCAGCGGTTACGCACGGAATCTTCATGCCAGCGGGTATCTCTGTAGCGCGTTTTTTGCTCATCCTCAGCATTGGCATAACTGAAGGACGTAAGACGGGCATACACCGCCTCCGGTGCCGTGTCATCACCGGCAATACGTATCTGGTACCAGCCTTCGTTCATCTGACGGCGAAAGCCCGGCATCTGCATCGACAGGGCGCGAATGGCTTCCGCTGCCGTGTTCACATACAGGCTGAGGCGGCGGCCAAATCGTTGTAAATCCCCGTGAAGGCAGATGCGTGCCAGTGGCGGTGACGCCAGACAGAATGCGTTCGTCGTTGCCATTTTTCGGAATACCTCTCCCGTTTACTCAGTTGTTCAGGCAGATGGTGAAGCAGCTCACCGTTGCCGCAGTAAATGGCGGCATGGTTCGGTACCGAAGCACCAAAGCAGCACAGCAGAATATCGCCCGCCTGTGCAGAGGACAGGGGCACCCGGTAAAAGCCTGTGACCGCCATATTGTCCAGGTAAAGGTTCTGACCGTTGCGCCACCAGTCATCCTCGCGATGAAAATCCGGCATTTCAGTCCCCGCCAGATGATAAGCATCCCGAAACAGCGTGTAACAGTCCGTCACCCCGTGCTCAAAGCGCCGTCCTGTCAGATGTGGCACACAGCGGAATTTGTGAATGTCACCCCGGCAGACCAGCCACCAGGGCAGTGCGCTTTTTATCTGCAGCCGCCGGTCAGCCTCGCTCAGCCAGGGCAGCCCACCGGGATGACTGTGGACCAGTGCCACAATCTCCCCCTGCATCTCTGCCCGCAGCCAGTCTTCCGGTGCGATACGAAAATACGCCTCCGGCTCTGCAGAAATATTCACACAAGGGATATACCACTCCCCCTCCGGCGTGCTTATCACGAAGCCGCACGACTCCGCAGGCGCACACCGCCGGGCATGCGCCAGAATCGCTGATTCAGTCTGTGTCATAAACCGGGATTTACTGCGAAAGTTTATTAATGGAAAGGAAACCGCCAAAATTGCCGACATTCCTGCGCAGTTCACACCCGCGCATGCACTTGCTGCATCTGTCCTTACGGATATCCGTGGTGGGTTTATCGAACTCATCCGCCACAGCCCCGCCCGTGTAACCACACTCATCAGAGCGGTAGGTCCACATACAGGTGTTCGCCAGCATGATACGACCGGGAAACAGCGCCCCGTCCGTCTCGGTCGGTGTGGCCAGCACAAACGAGGCCGTCATGGCTGTCAGCTGCGACATCTGCTCCACCACCCAGCGGTCACTCAACTCCTGCTCCGGGTCCGCCGCCGGATTGCCCGCAACGAAATTCACCGCATCCAGAAAACGGGCATACACCCGGCGGCGGACCACCGTGGCCCCCACCAGACTCTGCAGGTCTTCCGCCATCCCGGTGACCAGACCGAACAGATTGGACACCGTCAGCGACGGTCTGGCACTGCTGCCCTTCCCGCTCATCTCAAAGCCGCTGCCATCAATCGGGTACGCCTGGTACTTCCGCCCCTGCCAGGTGACCGGCTCCCCTTTTTCATTCAGCTCATTACAGAAAAAATACCGCTCACCACCCTGCACCGTCAGGTCAATTTCCCAGAGTACCACCCGCGGTGACTGCTCTGATTTAACCGACTCGCTCAGACTTTCTTCGTGAATATCCTGCATCAGTTCACCACCTGCTTAAACTCCGCGCTGAACTCAACGCGCAACATCCCGACCCGCGCAGACCACCCGGCACAGGTCACCTTTATCTGCCGGTATGCATAGGGTGGCTTCCACAAAAATGCCTTCCAGCCACCGTGCTCTGCCAGGAACGCTTCCAGATGGTTGCCCACGGTTGAGCCAGAGATGACAGCTTCCACCATCATCCGGCGAAACCCGGTCTATCCAGAAGTTTTCCTCACCGATGGTCAGCGTGTCTCCACGCCGCAGTTGCCGCACATCATCAGTCCGGACAAACAGGGACGGGCTGGAGCCTTCAACGCGCACGCCCTGTCCGGCATAGCTGATATTTTCAGGGTCATCAAAAACACCACGTATTACTGCGCCGGACTGCTCACCGGATGTCATGGTGGCTGACGTTCCCATGTACCCGTCCTCGCTGACGTAATATCCCAGCGCCGCACCGCTGTCATTAATCTGCACACCGGCACGGCAGTTCCGGCTGTCGCCGGTATTGTTCGGGTTGCTGATGCGCTTCGGGCTGACCATCCGGAACTGTGTCCGGAACAGCCGCGACGGACTGGTATCCCAGGTGGCCTGAACGAACAGTTCACCGTTAAAGGCGTGCATGGCCACACCTTCCCGAATCATCATGGTAAACGTGCGTTTTCGCTCAACGTCAATGCAGCAGCAGTCATCCTCGGCAAACTCTTTCCATGCCGCTTCAACCTCGCGGGAAAAGGCACGGGCTTCTTCCTCCCCGATGCCCAGATAGCGCCAGCTTGGGCGATGACTGAGCCGGAAAAAAGACCCGACGATATGATCCTGATGCAACTGGATGGCGTTGGCGGCATAGCCGTTATTGCGTACCAGATCGTCTGCGCGGGCATTGCCACGGGTAAAGTTGGGCAGCAGGGCTGCATCCACACTTTCACCCGGTGGATTCCACGCCCGCAACTGCCCACCAAATCCGCTGCCACCGCCGTGATAACCGGCATATTCACGCAGCGATGTCATGCCGTCCGGCCCCAGAAGGGTGGGAATGGTGGACGTTTTCATACATAAAATCCTGCAGGTCCCCTGCGTCGCTGTGTCATGCCGGTCTGCACTTCCAGCTCCGCAATGTATTTTTTCAGGTCAGACACGGAAGTGGCCGTAAACTCCACTCGCCGTCCGTCTTTCTGTACCGTTGCCACCCGTTTTCCTGTCATCAGGTCATGCAGTGCCGCACGGGCAGCGGCAAGTTCTTCCTGTCGCGTCATTCATCCTCTCCGGATAAGGCACGGGCGTAATCTGCCAGTGTTTTCTTGTTGGTTGCTGCACCATCCTCTTCCTGCAGGCTCGCCAGCAGCGCACTGAGATCCAGCTGCCAGCGGGAAATACTGATGCGCAGCGCCGCCAGCGCATAAACGAAGCAGTCGAGTGCCTCATTGCGTCGCTTTTTGCTGTCCCACAGTATTTTTTTCCTGCCATCCACCCATTTTTCGACCTGCTCTTCAGCAGTCAGCTGCTGCGCTTCGGTCAGATCAAAAATATCCGGGTTATTCGG